ATTTTTCTTGGGGTTCAAAGTGGCAATCCAAAAGTTAGTTTTAAGACTGATTCAACAACATTTTTTAAATATGATCCAACAGCTACTTATGATTTAGTCATTTCGGGTAACGCAAAAATTGGGCCAATTTATGTTGGTAATGACGGATCAAATACTAGTAATCTAACAAGCTCTAGTGGTTTAAGCTACTTTACTGGAGATTCTGTTGAAATAGTAGATGATGCTGGATTTGGATTTGTAACTTTTAATTTAACAGATACATCGGGTCAAGAAATTACTGGTGGTACAGTTGCTTTAAATGGATATTCCGGTTCAAATATAATTGCTAGTATAACTCTTTATAATGCAATAAATGGAGGCGGAACTGCTTTAGGTACTTTTGAAACTGAAGACTTAACAACAATTGGTGGTATTAGTGGTTTTATTTTTTCATCTAATATAAGAAATGTAAAAAGTATTTCGGTTTCTGTGAGTACCATAAATATTCTATCAACATGGACATTACCAATAGCGAATATTACTATTACTTCTTATAAACCATCTATACAAATAAATAACTTTACTGTAAACTCTACAGGTGAATTAACTTCAAGTAAATTAACTATAAATACTTCAAACACAATAGGTAGAGATAGCATAACTATTTTACCAGCTACAGTAGGAACAACTTTTAAAAATATGGTTCTTTCAACTCCAACTGGTGGTTTAACACTTGGTAGAATAGTTAGATTCCCAGACGCAAGCGGAACTATGGCATTAAATGATGCGGCACAAACTTTTAGCGCAATAAAAACATTTAGCGCAGAACCAGTATTTACAGCAGGGGCAATATTTGGTAGTGCGGCTGATGCGGCAAACTCAATAGAAATTACCTCTTCTGGTAACATTATATTTGAAGGTAGTTCTGCAGATGCGAATGAAACTATTTTAACTGCAGCAAATCCTACTGGCGATAGAACAATTACTATACCAGATGCTACTGGAACAATCGCTCTAATGCAAAGCAGCACCGCAACTATGTATATCGGTAGAATATGGACAAGATCTTATAATAACCAGACTTGGACACTAAGAAGAGATGCTACATTACAAGTTTTACCAACAGATGGAACTTATCAAGTATTTGATTTAGGTTATGCAATAGTAGACGATTCAGCAAACGCTGATATTATTAAAGTTGAAATTGTTGGTGGAACAAGTAGTACAAGTGCTGGAAGAGCATTTGTTGAAGTTGTTGCTGGAACATTTCAAACTACTTCAGGCATTGCAGTATTATCATATACGGCTTTTGATGGAGTTAATGGAAATATAATTACTCCTATACAATATTTAGCTCAATATAGAACAAATGGAAATAACTTTGAAGTTAGAAGACCTACTTCTATTAGAATGTCCGGAGGTGCCTAATGATTATTTTTATTAAAGATGATGATTTAGTTACAGAAAATAAAAATGATTTAACTCAAGATACCATAGATAATTTAATGAATTCAGGATATAATGAAGTTTCAATACCTGATACTATAATAGAAATTTGGAAATTAAAATTATCAAATTTTGAAAAAATTAATGGAGAGTGGAAATTTATAGTTGAGGAGTTAATAAAAGAATTAGAAATAGAACCTGAAACATTGTAACTCAAAATTTGAATTTTTACCAGCATTATGCTATAATGATAATGTGTATAAAAACGCAAATTTGCGCTACACAGAGGTGAAATATGGCTACTGGAACTGAATTGACGCTTGTTAAAGGCGACTCATTAACTGTTACTGTCGAAATCGAAGGCGTTGCGGCTGCCGATGTCGACCATATTTACTTTTCTGTTAGAGATGTAGTTACAGATGAGTTTACTTACGATAATGGTTCAGAAACATGGATATTAACTATACCGGCAACAAGTACAGATAATGCCGAATATAAAGTAGGAAAGCATAGTTATGACGTAACCGTCTACTTTGCTAATGATACTGTTACTACTATTATTTATAAAGGACTTTTAACAATTTACGCAAAAGATAACGTAGTGGATGTGTAAACATGCCAGATATAAAAGTTACAGTAAATCAAGCCAATGCTATTGCGGCTAAGATTACTCAAAAGACTTACAAAATAGCAACTGACCAATCAATACTTATAGGTGCTAGTGCTCAAGATGTAATGTTACTTACAACCAATCAAACTGCGGCGGGAAATAAAACATTTACAAATAATGTTTATGTTCAAGGAAGTCTTAGAGTTGATGGTGAAGTAAATTTTATTAATAGCAATCAAGTAAATATAGGCGATAATATCATAACTTTAAATGCAGATATTGCAGACAACGCCACACCCACAGAGGATGCTGGCATACAAGTAAAAAGAGGAACGCAAACCACAACAGGAATTTTTTGGAGAGAAACAGATGATAAGTGGAAAATCGACACTTATGAAATCACTAAAGATGGCGATACGATTGACGGTGGCACTTTTTAGTGCGGAGAGTGATTTAAATGGCATTCAAACTAAAACTTAAAAGGGGCACTGCGGCGCCTTCAAATACAGCTTTAGATGTCGGGGAACCAGGTTTTGATAGTACTGGTAAAAAACTATATATAGGTAACGGATCTGGTGTAGCAGCCAGTGGCGTTTCAATGGATGGTCACGCGCACGCTGCGAGTGATGTCACAAGTGGTGAATTCGATATTGCAAGAATACCCACAATTACAATTGCAAAAGGTGGAACAAATATTACCACGTATGCAACTGGTGATATTCTTTATGGTTCAAACACAAACATTTTATCTAAACTAGGAATTGGTTCAACTAATCAAGTATTAACAGTAGTTGGTGGCATTCCAGCATGGGCAGCAATTGGAGCTGCGGCATCGGTAGCAAATAGCTTAACAGTTAAATTTGATACTGGTTCAACAGAAGGCACAGACTTATATACATATAATGGTAGTGCGGCGAAAGCATTCGATATTAAAGCAGGTAATGCTATTACTATTGGAAAAACTGCTAACAATATTACTATAAATCATACAGATACAAGTTCACAAGCATCTGTTACAGCAAGTAGCAGAACATATGTTACAGGAGTAACTCTTGATACTTATGGTCACGTTACAGCTTTAACAACTGGAACTGAAAGTGTTGTCGATACAAATACAACTTATTCTATTTCAGCTGAAACAGTAGCTGGTGGTGCAAATCTTAGATTGACAGATTCAGCAGCAGGAACAGACGATGTTAAATTTGCTTCTGGAACTGACATCACAGTTCTAAGAACAGACGCAAATACAATTACATTTTCTCATAATGATACTTCTACAATTACAGGTCAACAAGGTACAGCCGGTGTTTCATTTGTTACTATTGATGGAAACGGTCACGTTACCGCAGTTGGAACTGCAACGTATTTAACCGCAGAAGTAGATACTTTAGATACAGTAACTGTTCGTGGTGCATCAACTTCTAATAATATTACAGTTGGAGATATTGCCGTTAATGGTGGCGATATTACTACCAATCAAGCTACATTTAATATTGGTAATACAGCAACTTCAACACAAACAATTAATTTAGGAACTGCGGCTACTGCAAATACTAATACTAAAACAATTAATATTGGTACTGGTGGCGCATCGGGTTCTACTACAAACATTACTGTTGGTTCTACAGTAGCCGGTACATTAACTCTTAACTCACCTACTGTTGTAATTCCTGGAAACTTAACTGTTACAGGTACTGTTACTACAAATAACGTAGAAACAGTTTCTACAAGTAACGGTGTTGTCTTTGAAGGAAGTGCGGCTGATGAAAACGAATTAACATTAATAGCCGGAGTTTTAACAGCTGACAGAACAATTACATTACCAGACGCAACTGGAACCGTTGCATTAACAACTGATTTACATACTCGCTCCCACACAATGACGAGCACATCAGACCATACTGCTGGAAACTGGAAAGTATTCCACTCTAACGGTTCTGGTCAAGTTGTTGAATTATCATTAGGAACTTCAGGACATTACTTAAAAGCTGGTGGAGCTGCAGCAGCCCCAACATTTGCTCAAATTGCATATTCTGAAATTAGTGGAACTCCCACAATTAATGATGCAACACACACTATTGCCGGTACAGCAAACGTTATAACGGTAACAAACAGTGGTGGTACATTTACTGCTAATAAGGCAACTGGAACAACTGATACTCTTACTTTAGCCGCAGCCTATGGTGATACAATTAATCCATATGCCTCTAAGACTGCAAACAATGTCTTAGCAGCACCAAATGGTTCAAATGGCGTACCAACCTTTAGAGCTTTAGCTTTAGCAGACTTACCAGCAATTTCATTAGATAATTTATCTGATGTAGTTATTACTACTCCAGCAACTGATTCCTTATTACAATATAACGGAACAAACTGGATTGATATTCAAGAATTAGATTGCGGAACATACGCTAGTTAATAGGGAGGTCTAAAAATGGCCTTTAAGCTAAAAGTAAAAACAGGCACAGGAACACCCACAACGGGTGTTCTTGATGTCGGTGAATTTGGATATGATACACAAAACGGAAAGCTGTTTATAGGTAACGGCTCTCTTTCTGCTGCCACCGAAATTGGTATTACTGGAGCAACTGGTGTTACTGGAGCAACGGGTGTTACTGGTGCAACAGGACCAATAGGACCAACCGGACCTACAGGTCCCGCAGGAGCCACCGGTATTGCTGGTGCAACAGGACCTCAAGGTACAACTGGCGTAAATGGTGCAACTGGAAGTCAAGGTATTACAGGACCTCAAGGGGCTACTGGAATTCAAGGCTCTACTGGTATAACCGGTGCAACAGGACCACAAGGAATAACTGGACCCCAAGGTGCAACAGGCATAACTGGCGCAACTGGTGTTTCGGGACCAACTGGTTCAACAGGTATTACAGGTGCTACAGGACCTCAAGGACCTGCAGGTGCAACTGGCGTAACTGGTTCAACAGGTATTCAAGGTGCAACTGGCATTACTGGTGCAACTGGATTAACAGGAGCTACTGGTTTAACAGGCGCAACTGGTTTAACAGGTACTACAGGGGCAACAGGTGTTACTGGCGCTACAGGTATTACCGGTGCTACAGGACCGCAAGGTAACTTTGGCGGCGCAACATTTGAATATATTTTTGATACTACAACAACAAACGCAGACCCAGGAGTCGGAAAGATTAGATTAAATAATGCTACCGTTTCTTCTGCTACTGCTATGTATATAGACGATGAAGATCAAAATGCAATAGACATACAAGCATTTTTAAGGACCATTGATGATAGCACATCTACCATTAAAGGTCATTTTAGAATTTCAAATCAATTAAACGCAAATGATTTTGCGATTTTTACTATTTCTTCAATTACAGAAAACACAGGATACTTTACTGTAAACTGCGGCTATGTTTCAGGAAGTGCGGCGAGTTTTAGCGCTTCAGAAGAACTTATAATTACTTTTGCTAGAACTGGTGATATAGGTTCAACAGGTGCAACCGGTATAACTGGTGCAACTGGTCCTATAGGTGTTACTGGACCAACTGGTCCTACAGGTGTAACTGGACCTCAAGGAGCTACCGGTATCACAGGCGCAACAGGTCCACAGGGACCTCAAGGTGCAACTGGTGTTACAGGATCAACTGGGATAACAGGTGCTACAGGTATTAATGGTGCAACAGGTATAACTGGAGCAACAGGAATTCAAGGTGCAACAGGTATTACTGGGGCAACGGGTCCTCAAGGTATCACTGGTCCTCAAGGAGCAACTGGTATTCAAGGAGCCACTGGAATTACAGGTGCAACTGGTCCTCAAGGAGTTACTGGTCCGCAAGGCGCGACTGGAGTAACCGGGGCAACTGGTATTCAGGGCGCAACTGGCGTTACTGGACCAATTGGTGTTACTGGAGCCACAGGCATTCAAGGAGCTACGGGAATTCAAGGCGCGACAGGCATAACTGGAGCAACAGGAATTCAAGGAGCCACGGGCATCACAGGCGCTACTGGACCACAAGGTATTCAAGGTGCTACGGGTGTAACAGGACCTACGGGTCTTACTGGTACAACTGGTGCGACAGGTCCTACAGGACCAACAGGTCCAACTGGGCCTTCAACCGCAATTAACGCCACCGACGATACCACTACCACAACACTCTATCCAGTAATGGTTGGAGCCGCAGGTAGTAATCAAACTCCAAAAGTTAGAACAACTTCAACAGCTTTTTCTTTTAACGCATCAACAAATACTTTAAATGTAAATAATCTATCTGTTGGCAGTGCAGCTTCTGGCTGGGAAATTGATGGAATTTCAAGTTCTATTTTAAACATAAAAGATTTAAACGATACAGTTAGATTTACAATTTTAAGTACTGGCAATGTGGGAATTGGAACAATTACTCCAACTGAAAAATTAGAAGTAGATGGAAATTCTAAAGCAACCAAATTTATTTCAACACAAGGCACAGGAATATCACCATTTGATGTCTCTTCTACAACATTAGTTACAAATTTAAATGCAGACATGGTAGATGGTTTACATTCTTCTAGTCTTGTTCAAACATCAGGAAATCAAACTATTGCTGGTAATAAAACATTTTCAAACGACGTAATTGTTACAGGTAATTTAACAATTAATGGTACAACAACAAACATCAACACTACAAACCTTGTAGTAGAAGATAAAAATATAATTTTAGGAGATGTAACAACTCCAAGTGATATCACTGCTGATGGTGGTGGTATAACTCTTAAAGGCGCAACAAACAAAACAATTACTTGGGTCGATTCAACTGACTCATGGACATTTAATCAAACAATTACACACGAAGGGTTAAACCCTTCCACTGGTACGAACGTAGACCAGTTAAAATCTACAACGTTCACCTCGGCACTCACGACAGCTTGGACAGATGTCACAGGAGTGTCTGGAACTTATCTAGCGACAGGTTCCTATATTGTCCAAATAGAATCAAACGGAGAGTACTATACAGGAGATATGTCCTGGTTTAGTGGCTCGACAACATCAACAGTTGCGGACGAAATAGAACTGCATAGAGCAGGTCCAGCAGCTAGTGCGGCAAGAATTTATGCTAGAGTGGTTCGTGTTTCTGGTAGTATTTTAAAACTACAAGTATCAGCGAGCACAACTTTATCAAGTCATACAATGACTTTTAAATTCCGCAGAACAATATAGGAGGCAATTAATAATGGCAATAGATATAGTAGAGTTGAAGGTTAGAGATAAAATAACCGTCAACGGACAAGAAATAACAGGCCCAGTTGCTGGTCCTATAGGAGCTACTGGTGTAACTGGTGCTACGGGTATTCAAGGCGCAACGGGTATTCAAGGAGCTACGGGAATTCAAGGTGCAACTGGTATTACTGGAGCTACCGGTATTACAGGGGCAACTGGAATAACTGGTGCAACTGGAGTAACAGGTCCGATCGGTGTTACAGGTCCGCAAGGTACAACTGGAGCCACTGGAATACAAGGTGCGACTGGAATCACCGGTGCAACTGGTCCAATCGGAGTTACTGGACCTATTGGTGTAACTGGCGTAACCGGCGTAGGCACAACTGGTGCAACCGGTGTAGCAGGAGCAGTCGGAGCAACTGGTGTTACTGGCGCAACTGGCGTTACTGGTGTAACTGGTCCCGTTGGTCCAACTGGTGCGCAAGGCGCAACAGGAGTGACAGGTGCAACTGGAATTACAGGTGCTACTGGTGTCATTGGTCCTACAGGTGTAACTGGACCAACTGGCGTAACTGGCTCTCAAGGAGCTACTGGTGTAACTGGTGCTACTGGTGTAGGAACAGTTGGAGCTACTGGTGTTCAAGGACCAACGGGTCCAACTGGCGTTACAGGTGCAACAGGACCAACTTCAGGTACCGCGTCTCAAGTTGTAAATACTGTATCAGGAACAACAAGTGCGGAACTAGTTCGTGGCAATATGGCGGATAATGATCAATTTAGAATAATGGTTGGTGGAACAGCATCTAACGCAGGATTTGTTGAAATAGCAACTGCTGACGACGGCACTGAACCAATTCATGTTAGACAATATACAGGAGTATTTAGTACTTTAATAAGAACAGCTACTCTATTAGATGGTTCAGGTAATACAAGCTTTCCTGGAACTGTAACTGGAACACGTTTAATTTCTAACATAGCAACTGGAACTGCACCATTGAGTGTATCTTCAACAACTGCTGTTACTAATTTAAATGCTGATCTTTTAGATGGACAACATGGTTCATACTTTTTAGATACATCAGGATCAACTCAAACAAAAACTGGAAGTATAAACGCAGGAAGATATTATCAAACAGCTAACGGATCTCCAACAGGAAATTTAGGAAATCCAAGTGTTACAGAAATGGCTTTGTTTGATGAACAATTTTATAATCAAACTTCTTTTTATCCAATAGCAAATTTAAAGTTTTACACTTCAACAGATAATGTAACATGGACAGAAAATACATCTTATAGTGATACACAAAAAAGAAGATTTTTAGGTGGTGATGCGGGTGCAGGTATTCAAATTGCTAACCTTACACCATATTTCAGAGTTGAAATTACAAACGCTAACTCTTATGTTTATTTAAATGCACTTTATATCTATGTTTCTACTCAAAGTCACAGTACTACAGTTAAAATTAGAGCTAGACGTAGAAGTGATTTAACTTATGTTCAAATTGAGAATAGTAGCTCTACAGTAAACTTATGGCCTGGACATATTTATTTACCCTTTAATACAATACCCTTTTTAACAGGTGGTTCGTCTTCCGGACATTACGATATTGTACACATTGATTTTCAACCAACGTGGTCTGGTGATCCAACTTACGGAATACAACCAATTTATTTAGATAAATTACAAATTTGGGGTGGATATCCTGCTGGTAAAAGAAATATTTATTCTACAGATGAAAATAAAAACGTTGCATTTCCCGCAGCATTAACAGGAACTAGATTATTCTCAACTATTGCTACAGGAACCTCTCCTTTATCAGTTACATCTACTACGGTTAATACAAATTTAAATGCAGACTTATTGGATGGATTACATGCTAGTTCATTCCAACTTCAAATAGATGAATCTATAGTAGCTATTGGTTCTCCTGCAAGTAGCAGTGGAACGTGGACAACTACTGATGGTGATGACTGGGGTACACCTAGAATTGGTTCAGAAGTCGCTAGATATAATGATAACGATGGCATGCTTCAATATAATGTTCCAGCTGGAATGGATACAGCTTACATTTCACATTTAACATGGTCTAGTGGTGGATATGTTGATGCTTATGGTGTTCAAGCTGACGGTGGTTTAGTATTCTTGAGAAGAATTAATACACGTCAAGCAGTAGAAAACAGTAACGAAGGTTCTAACGGTGGAAACCCAAATCAACATGATGGTTCTACTATTACACTTGTAGGAACAGGATTAAGTACATACTCTGCAATAAGATTACAAAATAGACTTGGAAGATTCCATCTTACAGGTATGTCTTTCACTTCAAATAGACTTCAAGGTACTGAAGGAACTGGCATGGTACACCCAGGACAAATATCACATACTGGTACAGGCTCAACTTTAGATGCAGACCTTCTTGATGGAAATCATGCTTCTGCATTTGCGTTATCTTCACATACTCACGATTATGCAGGCTCTCCTTCAGCAGGTGGCCCAGCTACAAATGCCTTAAACTTAAATATTACTGACGTTAGAGACACCTCCAAAACTCCAGCACAAGTTAATTCATTTAAAGCAAACTTTGAGTTTAATAACTTAAGTATTGGAAGCTCTACTTGGTGGAGTATTTTAACTGCAAAAGGTTGGGAAGGAAGTTATGCTGCATGGCAACTTGCAGGTCCTGCCAGTGTTAATGAAAATAAAGATGATTTATATTTTAGAGGTGGACAAGATTCTACATGGGGTACATGGAGAAGAATACTTCATGATGGTAATATTAGCAGTTCAGCTGTTGCTTTAACAGGGGACCAAACAATTGCCGGAACTAAAACATTCTCTAATAACGTTGTTATTTCAGGTGATTTAACTATCAGTGGAACTACAACAAATATCAATACAACAAATCTTGTAGTAGAAGATAAAAATATAATTATAGGCGACGTTGCAACTCCAAGTGATGTTACTGCCGCAGGTGGTGGTATTACACTTAAAGGTGCAACAGATAAGACGATTACTTGGAATAATGCTACTGCGGGTTGGGAGTTTAATCAAAATGTTACTACTACTGGTAACGTAGGTATTGGAACGAGTAGTCCTGGTTCGAGATTAGAAATAGTCAATTCTCGAACAACCGAATATTCTTCTTCTACCGTTGTTGAAAACTTCTTAAAAGTTTATAATTATCACAATAACGGTGGGTCTAACCAACAATCAACTCTTGCGTTAGCAGTTTCAAGTAATAACGGAACGCATAATGGTATCGTTCAATTAAGTGCCGTTGCACCAACCACAGGTGCTTCTACTGCTGACTTTGTTATTCAAACAAGAAACGCTGGAACGACTGCTGAAAGAATGAGAATCCTTGCCAACGGTAATGTTGGGATTGGGACAGGGAGTCCGGGTGAAAAATTAGAAGTCTCAGGTACAGTAAAATCAACCGCAATAAACATTGACGGTTTATCAATCCAAGATACAGCAACAGTCACAACAACCTCTACTACACAAACTGCTCTTGCATCTTTTGCGGCGGCAACTTACGGTACTGGAAAGTTCTTAATTCAAGCAACACAAGGAACTGCTAGACAAGTTTCAGAAATATTAGTAACTCACGACGGAACAACCGCAATAGCTACAGAATATGCGGTTTTAAAAACGGGCTCAACGCTTTTCACAACAGAGGTTGACATAAGTTCAAGTAACGTTAGAGTTTTAGTAACTACAGCGTCTGCAACTTCAACAGTTTATAAAACAAGCTTTACGCTAATAGGAGCATAGTTATGGGTATAGTATATAATACGAGTATAGTAAGAGATGGGTTGGTCCTTTATTTAGATGCGGCCAATATTAAAAGTTATTTAGGAAGCGGCACATCAGCAATTGATTTAAGTACTGTAAAAAACAATGGAATATTAGTTAGTGGAACCTCATTTAGCACTGATAATAGAGGTTCTTTTGTATTTGACGGAACAGACGATAGAATAGATTGTAACAATCCTGGACTAGCTCAAAGAGTTACAATATCATCATGGATTAGATGCACTAATGTAGCCGGCTCTAATAATATAGTTTCAAAAAATGGCCCTTACTTTATGAGAATAGTTGGATCTGTTGTTAAATTTAATATTTTGACTAGCGTAGGTAGTTGGTTATTTCAAAATGGAACTACAACATTAAGTAATAACATTTGGTATAATCTTACAATGGTTTATGATGGTTCTTTTTTAAAAGGTTATATAAATTCTAATTTAGAATTCTCCACAGCTAAAACAGGAGATATTCAAAGTAATGCCGCCTTATATGTAGGGTATACTCCGGCTGGTGGCGAACAAGCAGGATTTAATGGAAATATAGCTCAAGTTTTAATATATCATAAGGCTTTAACATCAGAAGAAGTAAAAACAAATTTTGAAGCAACTCGCGGGAGGTTCGGTATCTAATGGCACTATCACATTCACCACAAATGGTAAGAAGTGGTTTAATAGTTTATTTAGATTCACTTAATCCAAAATCATATCCAGGAACTGGAACAACATGGTATGACTTAAGTGGAAATAATAACCATGGAACTTTAACTGGTTTTACTGGCCCTTCGGCTGGTAGCACTAGTGGTTTTGACACGAATACAAAATACATGATGTTTGATAGACATTCAGGTAATGGTAATGAAACAGCCAATAATAGAGTCACAATTAATAATAGTGAGTCCTTAGATGGTTGTGTAGTAACAACTGGAATGACTATTAGTTTTTGGCTTAAGATGACTACATACGAATGCACAGCAATGACAAAATGGGTTGATTCTTGGGAACTTTTTTATTGCTCTAGTTTAGTGTGGAGAACAAATGGAACTGGTGGTAATGATGGTAACTCAGGTTTAGCCGCAAGCACCAATCTAAATAAATTTCATTTAATTACAGCTACACACTCGGGAACTGAAAGAAAGTTTTATATTAATGGTGATTTATATTATACGAATTCAAATACAGTCACAACACAAAACTTAACAAACATTGTAAGTATTGGTGGTTATAGTACTGGTACATATGCTACAATAGGAGCTATACCAACGTATATGCTTTACAATAGAGTTTTATCCGCAGCTGAAGTCAAACAAAATTTTGAAGCACTTCGGGGAAGGTATGATTTATGAGTATAACATCAGGTCCAAAAATTATTGATGATGGATTAGTTTTTTATATTGATGCTACAAATAAAAAAAGCATTTCTGCATTAGGTAATGCTTCGTTTAATACTGCACCAGAAGTTATTAGAAGTTTAATATCTGGAATTACAGTTAATTCCTTTAATGGAGTTAATATAGGTAATTTAAATTATTACACAGTTTTTGCTATTGATTATCCTGAAGGTAGTTATGGTGGAGATGCGGCTGGAAGACATGGTATGACACCTGGACTTAATGTTAGGTCAGGAACAAAAACATATGATTCTTCTAGGTCTTTACATATGTGGGTTTGGAATAATGAAACAAACTCTTGGTTAGCAAGTTCTTTTTTTAATGGTTACAGATTATCTGGACACTCTTATGACAATTATAGTGGCGCCGAAGATGGTTATACAAATCAGATAAATAAATTTATAGCAGACTTTAATAATATTAAAAAAAGATTTATTAACTGCACATATATTATAACAGGCTCACATAGAGCAGACCAATATAATTCTGGATTAAGAGCAATACTGTATGATTTAGGAATGCCAACAGGAACAGCCTTAGATAGTGACTATGTTGGGGCTCCTGAATGGATATTGGTTGGAAAGCCTGGACTAGGCGCTGGAAACGCTCATGGTTGGGTTTATCAAAACTATACAACAAATGCGGCTCAAGTAGCTCATTTAAATTTTGGTTTACCAATTTATGGCAATAGTGGTAATTATTTAACTTTTGATGGGGTTAATGATTATGTCACAACAAACATATCTACAATTAATACAAGCGCTACATATAATGTTTGGTTAAATAGAACAGCAAGTGTTAATGAATATAATATGTTTATGGGTCAGTATTTACCGTATTTTGCTTTTAGAGCAAATGGTCAAATACATTTCTCTATGAACATTGGTGGTCAACAAAGTCTATTTAGTACAATCAGTCTTAGTAATAATACTTGGTATAATTTAACTTTTGTTCATAATTATGATGGAACTAATACAACAACATCTATTTATATAAATGGTTCATTAAATACATCAGCATCTTATGCTGGTTCTCAATCAACTAGCAGTGGTAGAAATTTTATGATTGGTGATTGGAGAACAGACGCTCCTACAGAATATCCTTTTTATGGAAAAATTAGTCAAGTATCTATATATAATAGAGCATTAACTGCTTCTGAAATAAAACAAAATTTTGAAGCAAATAGAAAAATATATGGCATCTAAGTTAAATCTTGACTTTGCGGCACAAATATGTTATGATATAAGATGATAGATAATTCTATCAAGAGGTGAGAATATGGATTATACAAATCGCAAATATGTTATATTTAACGTATCAGAACTAAACAAAATTAACTTTCCAGAAGTCTTAGAAACCTCTGCAGAAACGGTCCGCAAATCAGTAAATGGACAAAAAACATTTGTAAAATGGGAAGGCGAAGCACCAGCTTCAATCCAAACCCTCACAACAAAATCTAAATACTACACACACGAAGAAATACTCAACATACTCTCCGGAGAGGAATGGAATGCTCCGTTAGAGATTTAAAAATATTGAACCATTGGGGATAGTGAACTTATGGCAAACAGCAAAAAATTTGTAGTCAAGAATGGTCTTGAAACACAGAACATTCAATTCGTAGAAGTCGATGGAACTGAAACTATAACGCTTACGGTGCTGGAAGACGGCAGTCTTTCTTTTAGCGGAAGTAGTGGTCAGCTTTTTTCTATTTCCGATAGTTTAAGTGGAACAATATTTTCAGTCAACGACATATCAGGTATTCCTTCTATTGAAGTTTTTGACGACGGCGAAATTAGATTAGCAGAATCTAGTGGTAACGTTTTAATTGGTACCGCAACAGATGATGGTACAAGTAAATTACAAGTAAAGGGAAATGTTAAGATTTTAGGGCTGAATGGCTCTGTAGTTTTAACAGTTCCAAGTTCAGTAACAGGCGTTCAAACATTAGAACTTCCAGCAATGGGAGCAACTGGTATTACAGGACCTACTGGCGTAACTGGTCCAATCGGAGTTACTGGACCTATTGGTGTAACTGGTCCAATCGGAGTTACTGGACCTATTGGTGTAACTGGTCCAATCGGAGTTACTGGACCTATTGGTGTAACTGGTCCAATCGGAGTTACTGGACCTATTGGTGTAACTGGCGTAACCGGCGTAGGCACAACTGGTGCAACCGGTGTAGCAGGAGCAGTCGGAGCAACTGGTGTTACTGGTGCAACTGGCGTCGCAGGACCTGGTACAACAATCACAGCAGTCACATCAACTGGACCAACATTATATCCAATAATGGTAAGTGATGGAACAGCACAACAAGCAAAATATGATACTGGCTTAGTTTATAATGCTGGTACAGATGAATTAACAGTAGGTTCTGGTAGTTTATCTTGGACATTAGATGGATCTAGTGCAGCAACCTTTGCATTAAGAGATAGCGCAGGAACTGCTCGACTTCAAGTTTCTAACGGTGGATTAGTCACCGCAACAACATTTAGTGGTTCAGGCGCTTCATTGACATCATTAAACGCAGGTAATATCTCATCGGGAACATTAGTTGTCGGAAGAGGTGGAACAGGAACAACAACAGCTCCAGTCGCAGGCGGAATTATATATGGTGCTTCAACATCAGCATATGCATCAACTGCAGCTGGAACAACTGGTCAAATTTTAAAATCAAATGCAGCATCAGCTCCAACTTGGGTAACTAACACAGGTACATGGGTATCAGTAAGGTCAAGAGATGACGCGACAGCATTGACATCTACCGGAGCATCAGGTGCTACTGGCGGAAGTATTAGTGTCGGAGCACTTGCCCAAGGAGATACTATAATGATGGAAGTTAATAGCGTATCAACTGTTGGAGCTACCGACAATATATCTGTAGTTATATTTACTTTAGGAGCTGCAGATTCATCACCTGATTCAGAAGGTCAAGGCATTCAGTTTGGTCAAATTAGAAACTCATCTACAGTATATAAACAGTATGTTTTCAAGATTGGTCACGCAAGTCCAGCTTTTTACTTCGATGACGCATACTTAATGACTTATACTGACTCAGCTACAGCAAGTTCTATATTAACAGAAAGTAACTTTACATTGCATATAGGAAAGGTTTGGAGGTTAGTAGAATAATTATGAAATATTTAATTAACGAAAAAAGAGTTCTCTCAACAAAAAATTGGGAAGAACGAATGGGAGATATAACTATTGAAACTTTTGCATCTAATGAAAATTATAACATAGTTGAAATAGATGAAAATTTAATAACAATCCCATTAAGTAAAATTGATTTTACAAATAGAGAATTCGATATTGAAAAATATCACACTCGTATAAAAGAAAAATATATTAATGATTTAAGAAAATTAAGAGCTATTCAATGTTTCTCAGTTGTAGATAGAAGTAAAATTTGGTGGGATACTTTATCTGAAGAACAAGTGTCTGAGATTAAAGATTGGTATAATGAATGGTTGGATATTCCCAATCAACAATTACAATCTGTAGAAAGATTACCACTACCAATAAAGCCAAATTTTTTATAAATGTACATAATAGGCAGATTAATATTTTGGTTATTAATAAAGGAGGTATATAATTATGTCTGGTAAAATAAAATTAAATACCTCTAAGGTAATATTAAATACAGATAAAGTAAAATTTGGAAGACCATATTGGTCTTTTGTAGAAACAAATCCGGGCTTATCTGCTTATAGTCCTCGTGTGGTTACTATTATTGTTATTGGTGCTTCTGGTTGTACAACAGTTGGAGAAGCAGGAGATGCCTTAGATGCTGGATATCCTGCAACAAATTATTCTATTGGAGACTACGCTAGGGTATCAGTTTTTGATGATGTTTTAGGATGCGGAACATTTCATTGGTTTATTGTAGTCGGCTAAAATAGAGGTGAATTATGAAAGTATTTAAAAAAGTAGCGCTAGACGTAAACTATAATTTAATTAGTTTTAACGACCTTCCAAGAATAGAAGCATTTTTAGTTTTTGAAGTAAATTCAGATAATCCAACGCCGCAAGAATTTAATTTAAAGTATAATGAAATAATTAATAATGGTATTAAAGCAGAAGATATAAGAATAACTAAAAATTATTATACAACATAATATGAAAAAAGTAATCTCATACTTGTCAAATTTGACAAAGCGTAAAGGTATATGGTATACTATATATTATGTTACGATAGGATTTCTATATAGAGTTTTACGAAGAGCCTGGCTAGGAGTTAAGTCTCTTGGCTGGTTCTTCGGCTTTATAGCCTTCCTAATTTCTACCACTATATTTTTAGCCCACAATAGCTGGAGTTATAGTATATTGGCTGAAAGGTAATGTTTGGTTTTTAGGAATAGCTACAAGTTATTTTACATGGGTGGTGCTGCCAACTGGCTCATCTCTTCTCTATGCATTTATAGTTGCGGCCACAATTCCTATTGTTAGTTTTTTTAAAAAACAATTTATTAAAAAGGAGGCATAGTATCAATGAAATTGAATAACGGTTCTTTAAAATTAAAAGGTAGTTCTTTAAAAAATTTTACTATTTTTTCTTCTAATATTACTTTAGATTTTGCTTATACTAGTAATCAATGGATTTTTAGCATTGAAAATATTGATCAAAGTGTTCTAGTGGATTTAAATGATGGTTATGAAATGCAAATACAATTAGTTAGATATCAACCGGCATCTTCAAAAAACAGAAGAACACCAAGGGCAACTTATATCGGTCCGAGTCCATCATTTGTATATAAAGTAAAACCATCTTTTCCTAATTGGATAGGTATAAACGGAGATACGTTAGACCCAATATCAGCAGATAAAAAAGCCAGAATAAATATAAATTCTCAATTAAATGTTAATCCATTAAGCATAGATTTAACTACATGGGTTAATAATATGATTAAATATCAAGGTCGTAAGATAAATTCCACTTTTCATAGATTTAAAGGATTATTCGCTAATGTTTTTGGTGATTTGAACAATGAGGGATTTGATAGTAGTGGATTTTGGTTTTCAAAGTTTAGGTTTATTATTTTAATTAATAACAGAAAGTATGGTTTAACAAACAAAGAATTAATTATTAATTATTATAATGCTGGTAATATATCATCAAACATTATATCAAATGTAGTTCAAACATCAAATTCAATTTCAATTAATGTGTCATAAAAAAATTCTATAAAAACTGTTTGAAACGGATTCGGTTAGTCTGCTGTCCAATATAGTTTATTATATTGTAAGTTTTTATAGAATTTAATTAACAAAGAGGTGAGATTATGGCAGAAAAAGACCCACGTCTCGAAAGAGCTGGAGTAGAAGGTTTTAACAAACCTAAACGTACGCCTAAACACCCAACTAAGTCACACATCGTTGTGGCCAAAGAGGGGAATAAGGTAAAAACTATTCGCTTTGGTCAACAAGGTGTAAAAGGATCTCCTCCACGAGAAGGCGAATCTGAAGCAGATAAAAATAGACGTAAGTCATTTAAAGCACGACATGCAAAAAATATTGCTAAAGGTAAAATGAGCGCGGCATACTGGAGTTCGCGTGAAAAATGGTAAAAATTATAAATGATAAAGTTAATTTAGTTGATAATAGATTTTTAGCTACTTGTGTTTGTGGAAAAATTAATAGTTATTCTGCTAAAGAAAATGCTTTAAATATGTTAAATAGAAAAACTTGTGCTTATTGCTCAGAAGACTATAGAAATAAGAATATTCAGCACTTTAATATATATCTTAATGAAAATAAAAAATGGTGTTCTAGATGCCCAAAATGTAATATTGAGCAAGCATACACCAGAAGAAGCCATGCGGTAGAAAGTTCCAGAGATGAAAAACATTGTAAAAAATGTGCTCAAGCTCTTGGTAAATTTTCTAAGAGTAATAGCGTTGGAGATAAGACAAGAATATATAATAAGTTTTCAAAGTCTGCAAAAAGTAGAAATATAGAATGGAATCTTACCGAAGAAGAAATGTTTGAAAATTATAATGGTCAATGCTCATTAACAGGAATGCCATTATCATTGAAATATAAAGAAACTACCACATCACTAGATAGAATAGATAATAATTTAGGTTATCTTAAAGGAAATATTCAGTGGGTTCATATTAAAGTAAATATGATGAAACAACAATACACACAAGAAGAATTCATCGAAGTGTGTAAATTAGTTGCTAAGAACAACTAGAGGTGAAATTATGTGCAACTGTGAAACATGCAAAAATAAAGAAACTTGCACTTGCGAAACTTGTGTAGATTGCGAACTTTGCAAAGTAGAACCAAATCACGTTTGTGAATGCGACTGCTGCAAGGAATAGTTTATGATACGTAAGCAGGGAAAACAATATGTTCTTATGAGTAAAGATGGTTCCCGCAAACTAGGAACCTTCCCCTCACGCAAACAAGCAGAAGAACGTGAAAAACAAATAACTCGTATTAAGTACGCAAAGGGTGGTTAATATGGCAAAGAAAGCAAAGTCTCGTGTAAACGAAGCAGGCAACTATGACAAACCAACGATGCGGAAAAGATTATTTAATAAAATAAAAGCAGGCTCTAAGGGTGGAGACCCTGGGGAGTGGTCCGGGCGCAAAGCTCAGCTATTAGCCAGAGAATATAAAAAAGCTGGTGGAGGGTACAAGTAATGAATTACTATTTACCAAATGGAAAAGAATATAAAGGAAAAATGCACAAGATGCCAAACGGTACAATGCATACAGGCGCAACACATACAAGCGCCAGTAAGGTTCTTTCTACAAAGAAACCAGCTATGAGAGGTGGTAGATAATGCCATATAAAGGTACAGGTTACGGCGGAAAAGGTAAAGCACCTAAGATGCCAATGCCACGTAGACCACGCGGACGAGGATAGTTATGGCGAAGAAGGCTTCGCAACGGTCACTTGATGACTGGACAAAACAAGAATGGACAACTTCTGACGGCAAGCCTTCTAAAGGTAAGAAACGATATCTACCTAAGAAAGCATGGGAATCTTTAAGTGCGGCTGAAAAAGCAGCAACTAACAGAGCCAAGGCCGCAGGCAATCGTAAAGGAAAACAGTTTGTAAAACAACCTGAAAAGATTGCAAAAAAAGTAAGCAGATATCGTTAGAGGTAAAATATGAGTTGCACATTAATTACAGAAGGATTGGTTGTAGTTGGAATTGCTCTTGCTTTTGGCGGAACAATGTGGTATTTAGTTACCCATAACCCAAACTACGAACCAAAAGAACTTTTAAAACAACCTTGGAAAATCTTTGATTTAATAGACCACGCTAAACAAAATGTTACAGAAGGTTTAAAGAAAATTAAAGAACAAACTCAAGATGCTATTGATACTACAAAACAAATTAAAGCCGAAGTAGAACAAGTTGTAAAACAAGTTCAAGATACTATCAAAGAAACAAAAGACGGTATCAAAGAATTAGGCGATAAAAAGTAAAATTTGATTTTTACATATCAAAGTGTTATAATGATAATGTAGGGAAAATGGTTCCCTACGGTTTTCTCATATAGAAACCATTGGCGAAACGCCGGAGTGTGATATTATGAAATATATTAACTCTGATGTTCGTTGTTTCGTCCAATGCCAAGGTGGTTCAGATGAGTAATGAAAGCCCGTTCAAAGGAATGATTACCGAATTGGTAGTCGGATTTGCCGGAGCGTTCTTACTAACAGATGGGATATCTTGGATTGCGGGAGCAAATGAATGGGCAGACTTCATCATTCGATGGGGTATGGCCATTATAGTCGGGTACGGCGTGCTAAAAATTTTGCTTGGCAATATCATGTGGCCTCTCCTATTCGCGAAGAAATTCGAGTGGAAGGTAGGTTTACTTGAAAGATTCTACAATATCTTAAGACCTGTAAAGGCACAGAAGATGATTGACGAATCAGACGACGAAGAACATGAACAACAAACAACCATAGAATACATTGACAGGATTGAGAAAACACGTCAATTATTTAATGGTAGTGAACAACACGGAGGTGTTCAAAGAATGAATTTTAAAGACATTCTTAACGGTATTGTCGCTAACAAGTGGACAATTTTAGGTATTGCTGGTGTAGCCGGCGCCGCTATTATAGGCCAACCCTTAGGGGAAGGAACAATAGACGCAATATTATATGAAGGTAACTTAGCTGTCGCCTTAGCATTAGGTGGTCAAATTTTAGCAGGATTCTTAGCAATTAAAGCTGCAGTAGGACCTGGTTTAGAAACTGTCGCACAAGCTAAAGCTCGTCAAGCTAAAGAAATTGAACTCAAGAAAGCTAAAGCATTAAATAGCGATAAACTCGCAATTGAAACTAAAGCTCTCCAGTTAGCAAAACAACTTGGTATTGACTTAGAACAAGCCAAGACAGTTGTAAAAGCAAAGGAAGAAAAAGCTAAAGCAGACAGACTTGCAGTTAATGCCAAGAAAGAAGAAGCAATTATTGTTAAACTCGAAAAAGCATTAAATGTCGGTAAGGACCAAGCTAAAGCAATCCGCGCAGCACAATTAGCCAAGAAAGCTAAGAAATAACCTAGCGTTAAATCAAATTAAATAGTATTAATACTAGCCCCTTGACCCCTCAAGGGGTTTTTTATTTGCAAAGAAAAAGCCCGCTAGAATGCGGGCTCAAAGGACTCTTGATATTTAATATCGGCTATATAATGACCAATCAGAATTGCCTCTGCTACGTCATCGATTACATCTATGTTATACATTGTTTTAACTAATGCGACTGCTTTCGCTTTTATATCATCTCGTTTACCTGTGATTTGGTAATGACTTCTCCATTGAACAGGGGCGATAATTCTATAATCTAATTTAGCTCTTTTTGCGGCGATAGTAAGAACACCAAGTAGCATTGCAAGTTTTTTATATGTTTGGTAATTATTTTGATATTGAATATCTTCCATAACTATATAATCAGGTTTCCAGTTTGCAATCATAACATCATTAACTACTTCAAAGATTTTTGTGATTCTAAAATCAAAGTTTCCATTAAAGGTAAGTAAGTTATAGTATACTAGTTTTCCATTATCGTAAATAGATAATCCTAATTTTTCTGTTGCGTTATCTAAAGCTAGAATTCTATAGCCCGTTTTTTCTGGAGGAAAGGCAGTAATTTTTACTTCTCCACCATCACACTTGGGGCATCTAAAAGTATCTTTCCTAAATGAGAATAAGTTTGTTTCTATAACATGCTCATTCTGACATTTAATAACAAAAGGACTTCTAATGGTTTCGTAGTTTTGTAAATCTAAAACTATGTAACCTTTGCTTTCTATTTCATCAATAACCTTTTCTTCACTAAGCTTTCCCATCTGTCGATCCTTTGATATCTTTATTTAAAAAGAATTCAATTTGCTCGATTTCATCAACAAGCTCAGATAGTTTTGGATTCAATGTTAAAATTCCAAGCTCACGCTTTCTTTCTTCTAACATATCTTCAAGCTGTAGCGTAGTAAATTTACTCAAATCTAATTTCATAATATCACCTCTAGAAACCAAGAAGGTTTCGTTTTACAGAACGTTGTTGAGTACCTGTCATTCTGTTATATATTTGTATTAATGCTTTGACATCTTCAATTGCGGAGTGGGCTTGATAGCTTATACCATACCCTGCCGCAATAGATTGTTGCTTATACGATGGAGCTCCAGTTGGAGTAACCATTGTAGTTGGCGCTTTAACCTGTCTAGCAATTTTTAGAGTATCAATAGTTTTAATGTTGGGCCAATTTAAGAAATGGAAAGAGGCTTTTGCTTTAAAAAACTCACCATCAAACGCATCATAGTTATGACCCACGATTGCATCGGGATCATATTCTTTAACAAATTGGACAAAGTCTTTAAGGACTTCAAACTCATCTCTACATTTTTCAACTTGGAAATTTGTAATACCAGTAATCTTTTCAATTTCTTCTGGTATTTTTTTATATGGTTTTATATATTCATGAAAGGTTATAATTTCTTTCTTTAAGTCAGTATTATATAAAACAGCCGCGACTTCGATAATAGAATCCCAGCGTCTATCAAAACCTGTGGTTTCTATATCTACAAAAAGTAGTCTCATAACTCTTCACCTCGTTTTATTGATTCCCCGATTTTTGCAAGTGTATCTTCTCTTTCAAAGTTGTAAGTGAACTCAACTACTTTTTTAAAGTTAATGTGCGTCACATCTATACTGTTCTCGCCCCACTTTCTTGTGGTGTAGGGCAACACTTCAGGATATTTTGTAATTACATGTAATAGAAAATCAACTCGAGGTACAGACCATTTTAAAGGATTATTAAGTATCTCTTGCCAAGTTGTTTTCGTTCTATTAGTTAGTGATAGAAGCATCATTTCTATATAAGATATAAATGGCGATTCTGTAGTCCAGTTCTCCATCATATCAAAGAAGAACCAGTAAGGAGTAATCATCCTGTCTTTTGGAGTCTTAATAATAACATATATTTTTTTTCTTTTTGCGTAGTCCGTAATTTTTAATAAACGCTTTAGGTCTTTAATGCCATTGGTCTGATCTTTCCAGTGGTCGTAAATTACTGACTTAACTGGAAATCCTTGAACTTCCATGTGTGGATGTAGATTTTTAAACTCTGCAAGCTTATCAATTATTTGTTTAACTTCAGAATATTCTGAGCCGTAATCATTTTTGAATTTAAATAAAGTTCCGCCTTGAAAGTTAAGTTTTTTAAACTTATCCCAAAAGCGCTCACTGATTATTTTCTTAAGACTTATTGGATGCGCAAATGCGATGTCTTTGTAATCTTTGATTAAATCTAAATACTTATTTAAATCTTCATTTCCAAGATCCCAAATTTTTTCATCAACAATATATGTTTTTTGTTTGCCTGATAATGCGGCGTTTGTGGCATCTTGCCAGATAGGAAGAAATTTAACTCCATCAAGCATTTGAATTACATGTGCATTGGAGTAGGCATTTTTTTCAGGGATATTGTATAACCCATAATCAGGCCGCACCATCTTCATCTCAGAACTCAAGTCCCAATTATTATCATAAAAATTAAACTCTGCACCAATAAGTTTTACATTTTGTTTATCAATGTATTTTCTCGCAGGAATTGGAGTTGCTTTCTTCTCTCTTATAATATACAACAAATCGTAGTCAAAAGTCAAATGTTCGCTTTCTTCAATAAAATTAACAATATCTCCCTTTTGTTTATGAAAGGAAGATATTTTTTGTGCTCGGTAATTTGGTATAAAACTTTGTTTATGAAACCAGTCCATATCCCAGATTGTTATTCTCATTGTTTTTCATAGAAGTTTTTAAACTTCCCGTCCTCTATTTCTAATTTTAAGATAGGTGCTATTCCAACTTCTTTATAAACTTTAGGAACAAACATATCGCCGCGTTTAATCCCGGTAACCATTAGATGAGTGCCTTTTTTAAAGAAACTATCTTGTATTAAATTTTTACTTCCATCGTCAGCAACGGTAGAAAGCACTTGGTCATACTTCGAGAATTGTGAACGATAGACTTTAATCATGATAATGCCTTCAGGAGTAGAGAGTGTTACTGTATGCTTTAGTTTATCTTTATCAAGTACAGTTCCAATAATATGTCTAATTCTATATTTAGGGAATGACTTACCATCAATATTAAACATACCGATAACTTCTTCGTTTTGTAATTTGTCTAATGGTGTAATATCGTAGTTTACCGTTTTGGCAACTCCTGTTAATTCATGACCGCTATGATAGAAATTTAAAGATTCTAATTCCCATTGCAATACATTACCAGAAGCATACTTATCCCATTCCTCTTTAAAAGCTTCTCTATTGTACTCTTCAAGTAGTAAGTCGTGATTTTTTACAATATAGTCGCGGACTTTCTCCATGTGCTTATCATAAACTTTTTCCCACTTCTCCGCGTTAATTGCCATGACAATCTCGGCGCCACGTTTTACATTTTCAATGTCAAGACCAAAGTTATTTTCAAAGTAGAACTCTTGCGCTACTTCATCAAGAACATAAAAGTCTTTTAATTTAGTTTTGCGAATATGTTTAGTAAAGTTAAATACTCTTTTTTCCATATCTAACTCAATAGGCAACATATCATACTTTACTAGTCCTAAAACATTTTGTAAAGTAATGCGGCTTTTTTTATCATAGGTTTTTAAAATATAGCTCTTCATAATCTCTTCACGGGGCCGCATTTCAATCTTATCAAAAGCTCCTGATTTAATTAATGAGATAACTCTATCTTTACTAACAAGCGCTCTCGCTCCTGTTTTATTTAATTTTTCAATAAAGTTATCAACAGAGATATATGGGCGATTATCGATTACTGCTCTGATTAAATCATCTCCAATTCTAGAAATTCCTTTTAATCCAAACCAAACAACATTCGCTTCTGCGTCTGGAGTAAATCCAAACTTGGCGCGATTAACATCTGGTAGCTCAATGCGCATACCTAGTTCTGTTTTAAACTTACCAATTGCTGCGGCGACCTTGCCATATTGAACCTTATTTGCTTCGCGCTTATTGTCATCGTCTTCTTCAATTTCTATAATACCTTCATCAACTAAGTCTTCGTAATCTTCTTCATTGACAGCACCTGCGTTAACTGATAAGCAAGCAGTGTTCCAATAAATAACGGGGAATTTGTAAGCTAAATTCATTTCTTGCAAAGCAATTGTTGAATAACCCATAGTGTGTAAAACACTAAAAGAGTATCCTGCTTGCCGCATAATCTGAACGTTCCATACATAGTCAAGAAGTTTAACTCTCGTTCCTATTGATTTGCCTTTTTCATAAAAGCCTTTTTTAATCTTTTCAATAGTGTCAAATTTCTTTTTGGCGATTGCTTTGCGCAGACCATTGGCTTCAAGAACTGTAAATGACGAAATCTTGGGATCCATTACCATCATCATAACAGACTCTTGCGAATCTGCAACGCCGGATAAGGGTTTAAGATAAGGTTCTAATATTTTTATTTCTTTCTCATTTATTCCATTGGTTTCTAATTCTCTATACCACATATTTTCTGAGTTCTTAAACTTAACATAAGTGTTAAGCGGCAATTCTCCACCTTCTTCTTGCGCCATAAGTCTCATTAAAGAGTTAGCGATAGCAAGTTGTGAAATTGATTGCGGCTTAATTGAGCGCATAGCTTGAGAACCAACGCTTGTATCAAATTGGAATAGGTCTACGATTTCTCCGCGACCAGCCATACCCCACATATTTTCATCTTTATATTCTAGTTCTTTTGGTAATAGATATTTGTCGTAAGTTTTTTTCAAACCACCTTGCCATTGAATTCTACCATCTTCTAAAAGTAAATTCATGGTTGTGCGGATTTTATCTAATGCGTTGATGGTTAAAAAGTCATACTTTAAACCACCAGCGTACTCAGTGTCTTCAAGATTGTAAGCAGACACTAAAACGCCGCGACTTGTTTTCATTAAAGAATTGTGTTTTGTGAAGTCTTCGTTAAAAGCAATAACACCAGATGCGTGAACACCTAAGCGAGTAATCAGTCCTTCAATACTATATGCTAGTTTCCATAAGGATTTTTCTCTACCCATTTCATCTTGGAATTTGGAAATTGCTTTATGGTCTTCATCTCCATACATACATTGGTCTAAAGTCCAATCAAACCCACGTTCGTTGGGAATTAATGATACGATAAAAGAAACCACGTCATCATCAATATTCAATGCGCGGCCCGCAGTTCTAATTGCAGACTTGGACTTTTCAGTACCGAAAGTGCAAACGTTAATAACATCTCCACCGATAGACTTAAAATACTCTTTAACTTTATTAAAGACTTTTGTTCTCTTGCTACCTTCTGTGTCGATATCAATATCAGGTAACTCTGGGCGGTCCTTATGAATAAAGCGCCAATAGGGCATTATAAGCTCTTGGCGAAGCGGATCGAGTTGGGTGATACCTAGACAGTAATTAAGTAAGAAACCCGCAGCAGAGCCACGAGAAACCCCTAAAAGAGAGTCTCCTTCGTTCCATATAATGTCAATCATTTTTGCCATAGTGACAAAGTATTTTGACAATGGTTGTTTAATTGTAATAGATGTTTCCCAGACTTGTTCTAACTCATCGTTAAAACGTTTTAGGTATTCTTCATTAAAATTATTAATCTTTTCAACAAAACCTTCAAATATTTTATATATAAAAAATAAGTCTTGTGTTTCTTTAGCGTTTAAGTAATTGTGAATATAGGGGTATTGCGCGGGAATTTGTAATTTTAATTTATTTAAGTTGTCTTGAATCTGCGCCGTAATTTGCACAGGGACAGCCGGAACTGCTTGCGCATGTTTTAAATCATAAGTTTGAACAGAGTCGGCAATACGAATAGTATTTAGCCGCATCTCTTCAAGCTTATCCTCGCCTAAGTAATTTAATCTTTCAAAGATTTGTTCTACTGTCATCACAAAAGCAGACGCATAAAAGTTTTCTGCGTCTCTGTCGCCATTAGAGGCTGAACTAAGAAATTGTGCATGTAGCTCTTTATCTTCTTCATTTAAGAAGTGAGCGTCAGTGGTAAAAACAAAAGGGTATTTACCCCAGAAGTTTTCAACCATAAACTTATTATAAGCTATTTGTTGTTCATCCATAGATGGTTGGACTTCGATAAAGAAATTATCTTTACCGAAAAGTCCTTGCATCTTTTCAAGGTGAGTAGAAATATCATCTAAGGCTGCCGCACCATAGGAAATAAACAGACTGCCGGTTACACCACCTAAGCAGGCTGTTGTTGTAATAAGATGTCCTGGGTTAGATCCAATGACTTCTTTTAAATCGCTTCCGTATGTTGGGGTTCTCATTACACCGCGAATGAAAGAACGTGACCAAGCACGAGACGAAAGCTTGCGAAGTTGCTCATGTCCTTCTGCATCTTTTGCAAGCAAAAGAACATGGAAAAACTTTTCGCCTTTTTCATAGTTCTCAGAATTCAAACCTTCTCTTGTAAGATAGATTTCATTTCCAAGAATAAGCTTAAAAGGTTTGTCTAAATATTTAGACTTGAAATTTTGAATAGCTTTTACATGCCCAGATAAAGTATCATGGTCAGTTAATGCGATAGCGTGTAAGCCCTTGTTGAAAGCACCATCTATTAAATCGCCAACTTTATTGATACTATCAATAACTTTGAGATTTGAATAGTCGGAATGTGCGTGCAAACTGGCATATTTCTTTTCGTTCATTTCTTTACTCCTTTTAAGTTTATACAATAATTATATCATAGTTTTTATCAAAAGTCAAATTAATAATTATTCTTTTGTCTTTCGATGTTTACTCTAGCTTTTTCGTTATAGGCATAAATGATTTCAGTCCATTCACAGTTTAATGTTTTGATGGTTGCGGCGAGTGACGCAAGCATTAATACCATTGGTGGAGTAGCAACGCCTTCTGTAATATTTTCAGACACGTATCTGATTACATCGACATCTTTATCCATAAACTTATCAAAGTTATCGTCCATCCAAATAGCAACTTGAGCTTGCTTTGTTGGTTCAAGCAATAACATATAAGACAAGAAGAAGGCAATAACGTCTGCCAACTCATCTAATATCCTATCTTTTTTAGGAACGTGACTTTTCTTCCACCATTTCCAAACACCAATTTCATTAAATAATTCAAAGACTTCAACATGCATTGCAAGTGTGTGATCTTCTTTAGTTGGTGGGGTAGTAAGTTTTTTCATAACTTCGTCCCGCACCGACATTTGTACTTTCATCAATTCATCTAGTTTCCAATTAATCATAAATTACCTCCACCTATTTTTTAATAACAATATCTGCTTCATATAAGAAATCATCAGTATCTTCAGTTACCCAAGCATGTTCTTGTTCACAACTATATTCTTGAGTATTAATTTTCCATGGTTTATCTTTGTATTCTTTTGTTACAAAACTTGGTTCGTACCATTTTAAAATTCGGTTGTTTGGCTGTAAGGCAAACTGTCCTGTTGACAGCATGATGAAGTGATGCGACTTATGTTCCTGTGGATCTTCTGATAGCGTGAAGTCCATCCCATTGTTTTCGTTGGCACCCCATTGGATCGTATACAAGTAAGTCCCTTCTAGTGTTGTTTTGTTTTTCATCCTGACATCGACACTGGCATTGTACACATAGTTAAGTGTAACAAGAGTAAACACTTTAGAGAAGCAATCCCATAGTTGTAGGGCATGGAATGGATATGTATCCCATACCTTTTCATCTTCAGGTATTTTCCAAGCTAAAGCAGAAATTGGTAACTTATCACGCATCATACCATATTCAGTTAACACTTGAAATAATGCCGCAGAACCTTCATTACATCTAATTGATATTAAAATTCCTTTAGTATATTTACCTTTATATTCTGGGTTATCAGGGTCGTCGAAAAAAAATCCATCTCGTACAAATACTTTCATTGGTGGTAAACTAGTTTCTATAAATGCCATATAATACCTCTTATATTAAATCAGACCCTATGGATTTTTCAAAGTTTAAATTATCCATTATAATCTGAAGTGTCTTCGTGCCATTAAATTCATTATATTGTGCACGTCCAACAATCTTTACGCGAAGCTTTGGATTTATATCTACAAAAGCATCGTCTTCTTCTTTAAATAATTCTGCAATAATATCTTTAGCGCCAAACTTAATGAACTCAATATTATTATAGTTGAACTTTATTGTATTGCGTTCTTTGCCAATAAGATTAATCATATCTCTTGTGATAAAGATTTCAAAAGCAAACTTAGGTTGTGGAATTCCCATGCCATACAGATAATTATATTTTGCAAAATCTGTAAGTATATCGTGAGATATTCTTCTGCCGCGGAGTATTGCATCTACTTCAATTTCTTCTGTGCCAAAGTCAATGTCTTTTAGTTTATCATTTAGATAAGCATTTAATTTTGGCAAGTCATCTTCACGAACCCCAACGCCAAAGGCCATATCATGACCTTCTGCAAAATGGATTAAACCACTTTGTTGAAGCACTTCTCTAAATGACTTAAATCCAGGCCGCACATTTGCACGAGCTGAACCATAAAAATAACTTTCTCCATCTATGTTTCTTGGTCTTAAAAGCATTGCGGGCTTTTTGTAATTCTTTACAATGTCCATTGCAACTAAACCAGTCATTGTTTTAGGAACCGTAACAGCATCTTCTTGAGAACTAATTACCGTAACAACCATATTTTGGTCAAGGTTATCTTCTTTGATAATGCTGTGAATGAACTCCATAGACTTTTCTTTTTCTTTATTTTGTTGATTGCGAATGTTGTAGGCCATTCTTGCAAGCATTTCATAAAATGTTTCAGAACTCTTGTTTCCTTTATATTCTTTTTCATATGTTTCCGTGTGGTCATATTCTGTAAAACCTTGAAACAGTTGTTCGTTTTGTTGAGTTGTGCCAACACGAATCACGGCGTTAATTAAAGGTGTGATATAAAATGCTACGTCAATTTTATTAGGATGGTCAACAGAGCTGACACTGTAAGATTGTTTTACTAGCAAGGCTTTAAACATGGGGTTTTTAATGGTTTTTAAGCCCGTAGCGATGAGAAAGTTATTGTCTAGTTCTCTGGTATCCATCATGTCAGAAATGAGTCCTAGCGCTGCTAAATCAATATATTGCTTATGATGTTCATTGTTATCATATTTCTTACTATATGCTTGTATGATTTTGTAGACCATTCCAGCACCACTAAGAAACTTATTTTTGAAGTTAGGTGATAGTTGATTATTTACAACTATGGCACCAGGAACTTCTTGATAGTTATCAACCAAGTGATGGTCGATTACTAAAACCGTCTTGCCTTTACGAACAAGTTCGATTTGCTCTTCAATTTGATTTGAGCCGGCATCTGGTATGATAATATATTTAGCGTCTTGCGGAATAGAATTCATTACAATTCCATGTTCTTTTCCATTGTGTACTCTGCACTTAATTTCTGCCGCAGGGTATAAGTCTTTAAAGTATCTATAAAATATTGAAGCTGAAGTGAAACCGTCCACATCGCTGTCAATCTGCATAAAAAATTTCTGCTTTGTAGTAAACCCTTCATGCAAAGTATCTACTAGTTGATTTACTCTTTCGAGTTCTTTATAGCTTTCTTCATCATAGATTGACGGTTCTGACAAGAAGCTTTCAGTTTTTTCAATTCCAAGAGACTTTAAGTAGTCCTCGATAATATTGCTACTATCGAGGTTTATTGGGGTCTCTTTTAATTTGTAATTAAATTTATTCATTATTCACCTTATAAGTATATTCTTTTTAGCATTAGCTGTTCGAACAATTCTTTGCCTTGGTCGATTGGAGCATTCTTATGTTCCAATACGAAGTCGTAGTCGACTATTACACTGACATTGAAGAAATTCTTAGCGTACTTGAAGATTTCTATATACTCATTTAATTCTTTCTCTATTTCTTTATGTGATTTATAATCTCTGTCAAAACCTAGTATGATGTTTTGCACTCCATATTTCATAAGTAATGCTACATGTTCTTTACTTAAGTTGCGGCCTGAAACCGCGACTGAGATATTGTTGTCGCCGTAAAGACTATCCATCTTCATGACGCTCTTCTCACCTTCAAATAGTATGATTGTTTGTAATCGCTGTATTGCGTTTTTATTTACATCGAGACCGTATAGTATTTTGCTTGTTGGGTGTGCTAAATATTCGCCGTTGTATTTCATTGGCATATACTTTGCTTTAGCATCTAGGTTTAAAAATCTTCCACGAACACCAATAAGCTCTTTAGTATCTGTATAATATGGTATTACAATAGCATTTGATATTGTATCAAACTTAATTCCATACTTTACTAATGTTTCTGGTGTAATTGCTTCAGAAATCCAGGGTGTTAAATAATTTAAATCAAACACATATCTGTTCATAATTTCTTTTGATAAAATCTTAAGCGTAGTTGGCTCATCTTCAGGATGATTATTTATCTCATAAAGATAATCTAATTGATCCCTAACCCCGTAATATTCATTCTCATCTATACTTTCATTATTTTCAATGCCACATATTTGAATTGCTTTACGCAAAGATATTTCTTCGCCAGCATTTCGCCGCATCTTAATAACTAATTCAAAGATATCAAACACCGCATTACACTCTGTATAGCATTTAAACATATTATTCTTTTTATAATAATAAAGCTTTTGACTACCATGGTCGTGCGCAGGATTATGGCAGACAGTAGGATACACAATCATACTGTTGTTTTCTCTGGCAACATCTACACCGTGGTCTTTTAAAATTCTTTTGATGTCTTCAGGCGATAGCATTTCACGATAATCTCTAATCGATTTCGCCATTGTCATCTACCTCTTTTTTCTTAGACTTAGTCATAAGATCAAGCAGATCCAGTTCTGTTGTTTCATATTCAATCTTATCATAGTTCTTAAGTATGTTATGATTTAAACCTGTTAAAAACAAATCTCTTGTTCTGCAAGTTCCGTAATCAAAGTATCTAAATAACTTTACGTTAGTTAATTCTCCGCGACGGTTCTTATAAATATCTGTAACCACATTTGGTATTTCAATTCCCGCGTGCTTACATAACTGCTCTACAATTTCTTTTTCTTCAGGTACTTCTTCCAGCTTTACTGTAATCATACCCACGTCAGCCTTATCTGCAATAGCTTTACTACCGCGAATATGGTTTACGTTTCTAATCATTGTTTGTTCCCAACGTTCATTAAGTTGAGTTGCTGATTGAACGAAAACATCATATTGTGCCGCAATTTCTTTTAATGTATTTGACAACATCATTAACGCCACGTCTTCGCGAATCTTGCTTTGTTGATACTCAACTAAAAGACTAGGACTAGTAAAGATATAGTCATAAAAAATAAACTGCACATTATTTTGTAAAATATGTTTTGTAAGCTTTGCTCTAATCAATGCAATAGAAGGATCTGGTATTACTTCAATAATAAAGTTGTTTTCATATTTCTTAATCAACTCTATTGCTTGTAAAATCCTTTGCTCTTCTTCAAAGTTTGCATTTCCGTATAATATTTTTCTTTCATTAACGCCACTAACATACGCAAGAAGAAGTGTTTGTATTTCATCAGCTTGTTGTTCTGTTGTAACAAACAAGACAGGTGATAAGTCATCTCTTATAATTACCTTATCTCCTTCAATTCTTGGTAGCGAAATAGCACAAGCATTACCAACCATGAATCTGGTTTTACCGTGGCCAGAAGGCGCACTGTTAATATACATTTTACCAAAGCGAGCTCCGCGGACAATATAGTTTAAAATATCGCCTTCAAGAGGTTTTCCAACTTCTGGTCTTTCTTTCAATTCATAGTATAGGTCTTGTATACCTGTTGCGGCTTTTTGAGTTGTAGTAATAGTTCTTGATACAAAACTATCTTCTACTTTATTAAGTTTCTTTAAAATAGTCTTTACGATGTCATCAACCGTGATGGCATTAAGTTTTTCACTTTCTTTATCAAGGTGCATGAAGTCTACTTCAGGATTATAAAATTCTTTAGTTTCAATACCTGCTTTTTGCAAGTCTCTTAAAACGGTAAACTTCTTTAATCTTTCATAGTAAAAATTAAACTTACTGGCGTCCATGCTTTCAATAAAGGGCTGTAACCCTCTAAGATACTCATACCCACCAGCGCTTTTAAATACTTCATATTGTTTATTAAACTGACCTACATAAAGGTCAATGTCTTGCGGAGAAATGTTCTGTGAACCCTCAGCTGCAAGATTTGCAATTGCACCAAAAACTATTTTATAAAATTCATTATCAAAATCGTTAGTAGTGAGTTTGAAATTTTCTTGGTCATGTACTAGTTCCGGAGTTTTAATAAGTCCGGCAATAACCATCATGGCCGCATTTCTGTCGAATAGTGCTTTTGACACGACTACTCACCTCTGCTTTCTGTTATAAATTCTCGATGTCTACTATATACCTACCACTGTGGGGTTTGTATTTTTTAGGTTTGACCTTTATAACTTTAGTCTCACCTTGTCTAATCTTCTGTGCCTCATCTTTTAAGCGCGAACGTTCTACTGCCTGAGCATTATAATAACGATTCGCTTCTTCCATGACAAAGGGAACTATACCTATGCCTTTTCTTCGATCTGGCACATTACCCAATACTTCAACATAATAAGCAACGGCACGAGCTATATCTTTTTCGGTATAGCCGTGCAGTTTTTGGAATTTTGTAATTTGAGCATCTATCATTGAGTTTATAGCTTCTACGCCATACAACTCCGCAATAAGCTGCTCTAATTCTTTCCTGGTCATTATAGAGAAACTTTAATATCTAAAAGTTCTTGTTGAAGTATTTTGAGTTGGGGTTCGTATATTTTACTTGCTTGGCTAAGTTTAATTTCCGCACCCATAATTGTAATAATTTTTTGTTCTACAATTTGGAATGCATCAGTTTCTAAAAGCTCTTTGGCAAGATTGACCACATCAAGTCTTAATTGTTCGAAGTCTTCTACTTCTAATTCATGTAAACTAAATTCTTTTTCTTGAACCGTTACAATGCCTTCAACTTTCTTTTGTTGTTCAATTGCTTTCTTCATTTCTGCTTTAAGATTGGCATGAGTAAATTCAAATCTATTAGAGAAATAACGAGAACGTGTTTTAGTTTCGATTTCAACCAATTGGTTATAAGCGAATACTGTTTGATTTTCGGTAGTTAATGCGCCGTCTGTATTATCTTTATATTCTTTACGAACATAGAAAATAAAATCTGCTAAACCTTTAATGATTGCGGCAGGACGTTTATCGATATCTACTTTACTCTTGATATTATTCTTTTCTTCAATTTCATCCGCGTGTGCGATAAGGACTAACCCGTAGCCCATTTGTGGAATAGATAGTATTGATTTTTCAAATTCTTTCCGAATTGCTCTCCAACCTTTACCGAAACCAAGATCACCTGCATCAGTTACACCGTACTGACCTAAGACATATTCTATACATGCAGAATAAGCTAAAGTAACCGTATCAATAACGATTGTTTTAAACATGGAACGAACTTCGTCGCGTTTTAATTCACGAAGAAATTGTTTGAAGTCGGACCAACTTTGGACTGGTTGCGCTTTAACACCATCAATAAATTTATAACCGATTTCAAAAGCAGCGATTAAGCTTCCTTCGAATTCTGCGGCGACGGTTGTTTTGCGAGTACCTGCTTCACCGTAAAATAAAAATATTTTATCATGAAGACTTTCTGAAATAATGTGCGGCTGTAATTTTGTTAAATCCATTTGTTCACTCTCCTTTTAATTAGTAAAAGGAGCTGTAACTAAACAGCCCCTTTTTGTGTTTGGATTAAAGTAAAGACGTTCTTGGAGTCTTAGCTGGTGCTGGGGCTGCAGTGGTTGTTTTACCAGTTGTAGCTTGACCTTTGACCGCATTTTCAATTGCGATGCCATCGTCATTATAAGCACGAGTAAGTTCGTTGATGTCTTGTGGGGTATAAGCGCCTTTGTCTAATGGTTGAGAACCGGTTTGAATAAGGTAGTTCTTATATGTATTGTGATAAACACGAGTGGATTCACCGAATGCTGTTTGTTCAGAAACTTGAACATCTTCACTGATGATTGATACTGTTCCGCGAACACTAACCGTCATGCCTTTTTCATAAAGCTTTTGGATAGCGCCAATTGCGGCTTTGTTGTCTTTTGCAACAGTAAACTTAACATAATTAGGTTTAGTGTTGTTCCAGTTTGCTTGTGCAACAATCATTTCGTAAGCGAGTAATTCACCATCTTTAGCATTCTTTTCGTAAAGAGGTTTGACGATATAACCAGCAAATGAGAAATCTGCTATATCTTTTTCACCAGTGTCGGCTGGAGCAACATAGCGGCCACGGTTAATTACCGTAGAAACTAATTGCGAATTTTGGGTTGAGAAGAAACGACTTTCTCCTAATTCACCAGAAACACGAATACGTTTATTTAAGAGCGCGCCTAAATTTGCGTATGTGTCATAAAGCTTATTTGGTGTTCCGTCTTGTTTGAACTTGTTTGAGTAAAGTTCTACTTCCGTAAGTTGTTGTCTACCATTAATTAATGATTTGACAACGATTTTACCAGAGATAAAATCCTTACCACTACGTCCAGAGGTCTTAGTATCTAAGTTTACTTCAACTAAGTCTCCTACGATTTTAAAACTATTTTGTTTGGCTAATTCTTTGTTTGCGTCCATTGTTATTCCTCCAAGAATAAATTATAGGTTTGTCCTATATATTTTTTATTGATATTATTCAGCGTCAATAGTCGCTGCTTCAACGTCTAATGTCTCACCTTTGGGTGTAAGTCCATACACTTTGTATGACTTGACAACATCGACGCCATCTGCTGAAATCGTTCTTTCGGTATCAACCTTTTCGATAAAACCATTTTTCACTAATGAATTCAGAACACCGTGAATTCCTCGTGGGTTTAAACCGACTGCGGCAGCGATTTCGTCGCCGAAGTATTGTCCATGATTAGCTTGTAAAAAGCTAATTACAGAAGCTGTTTTTGCCGTTAGCGTAATTTTTTCCATATCTTTTCCTCCTGTTTTCTTTTTATATTTGCTATTGATAAGGCGCTCTACTTATCTTTTAGCATTATAATAATTGTAACATAGTCTTTTAAAAAAGTCAATTTCTACAAATTGAAATTAATAAGCTATTTAAGTTTTACAAAAG